TATGAAATAACAGTTAGTAGTACAAAACAAGCAAATACTCCACCGATAGATTGTGCTCGAACTAATCCAATAAATGTTATTATCAGTAGAAAAACTATGCATAGGAGAATATTAATACCATCCATTGTATAATACTTATTAAACAATACTACAAATATATATTCTTCTAGATACTATAATTAATACATATAATTTGATTACTAAATAACCAAAAAAAAAAGATAAAAACTAATGGAATTTATAAGGGTTGCAATTAGAAATCATTCTAGATATGTACCACGATGATATTTACCATCATTATATTTATAACAATTTAGTGGCTGGCCGTTATTACGTTTAGTCTTATCTTTATCTATATTTTGGGTATGAGACTTGAAGATTACTTTATCATCCACCAACATAAATGATTCGGGTAAGTTTAAATCTTCAACATTCACTTCCTGATTCATCCACAACTTGATAATACTAGAATGCTTTTTAGGACTAATACTAATTCCATTTACCTTGTTAGAATGATTACCCAGATTGCCGGTTATAAAATGACCGATTATATCTACCCAATATTTATATGCATTTTTTCTATCTACTTTCCAACTAATACATCCACCATTTATATTGTGCGAATCCTCCCACATCGGCAAGATTGGATCTGCCATAATAAAAAACATACCCATTTCAATCATTTCACGCCTAATGAATTTATCCAATACCCAAAACTCCTCCAGCGAGTTAAAAGATAAAATTTCTATATACGACTCCAGCGAATAATCATTATTCTCTGGGGCGTGATAATAGAAATTATAAGCACGTGATAATTCAGTGCAATTTGATTTAAGATTTTCTGACATCTTTTAACTATATCCTAGAGGAATATATTTTTTATATTAAAAAAATCGCGGTATTATCTTTATACTACGTTATACTACGTTATACTACGTTATACTACGTTATACTACGTTATACTACGTTATACTACGTTATACTACGTTATACTACGTTATGCTAAGTTATACTACATAATGCTAACTAATATTTGATAATTATTTTATCCGTATAGTATAATATATAGTATTACCAGGAATTACTCTTTAAAAATGAATATTCTATTACCACTTATCGTGCTAGTTATTCTAGCAGTCTTATATGCAGGAACAGTAAATAATGCTCGCACCCGTCTCTATGTAGTGATTGGTGTGCTAGTTATTGTATTTGGGTTATGTTGGCTAGAACTACGTTCAAATGGGTTAGAAATGGGGTTGATGTATGAGGGATTTAATGGTTCTGGTCTAGGAGGATATGCACCTCTAGATTACACAATGCGGATAGCTGATAATAATCCTAACCTGGCAGGCTCTGCATCTTCAACTCCTGGTGGTTGCGATGGTTATAATTATCAAAATCTTAATTCTTTAATATCGCCTCTAGGTTCTTATGATGGCATCCGTCTTCCTGGCAAGATTGATACTGCCCCATTGATGGGTAAAGTGTTTATCAATAGTCCGGTCGGTGATGATATCCAACTTACCGAAGACCCCGCTAGCAAGAACTTCCCAACCGTAGATGGAACCCCCAATGGCGAAAAACACTTATTTGTCTTTGCAAAGAATAACTATGGCGGCACCTGTCATTCGCAGTATAGCACATCTTCCGGCCAAGTCTGCATTTCACCGGAACAATTAAATATGTTTATGGGTCGTGGCAAAAATTTAACACCACCTCAGGAATATCCGAGTATGTAAATTTATTTTACATCACTACTTTTTATAACTATAATGCGATGTTGTGTTTTAATTGGTTTGATTAATTCCTCTAGATTCTTTCTAGCAATTGCTTTTTCTAATTTCCTTTTAATACATCTTATACCACGTGTCTTATTCTTTGTATGTTTTATTATACCTTTTCCAATTTTTTTAGAAATTATATTCGAGCTATGAGTCTTATTCTGTGGAATTAATATTAAGGCTTTCAATACTTTTTTTTTATTTCCTAGAATTACTTTCACACTGCTAGGGAATAATGCATCGTTTGTTCCTGTTTCTGTGCCAGTACCAGTGCCAATACCAGTGCCAATACCAGCACCTATACCAGCCCTCATACCATAACCAAAATATTCATTTGCTATTTCTGGTAATAAATACTTTTCTACGATAACCGCCTTATCTTGATATGTGTATTTATCAAATTTAATAATTTCCATTCTATCTAGCAGGATTGGATTTACTAAATTCCTATTATTAAATGAAAATATGAATAGTGCGCGTGATAAGTCAATCGGTATTCCGTCTAGATACATATCTAGAAAATGTTCGTTTTGTGCGGGGTCGGTAATATGTATTAGCAGGTTAATAATTTCCTGACCGTGTGGTGTATCACTTACTTTATCTAATTCATCAAAGTAAAATATTGGATTCATACATCCAGCTTGCCTTAGTGCTTGCACTATTAAACCGGGTTTGCTGCCTATATATGTATAATTTTCACCTGCTAGATAAGCCATATCGCGCGCACCACCTAATGATATAAATTGAAAAGGTAATCCGAAAATAGGCACCAATCCCTTTTTTATAAGACTAGTTTTACCGACACCTGCCGAACCTTCCACTGCGAATACTGTACCTCGTGTGGATGGATTGGAAATCATTCTAGCAACTATTTCTAGAATATGATCCTTTGTTTTCTGCTGTCCGTATATTGCATTATCTAATAATGTGCGACTCTTTTTTATAACTTCTGCTGGGTGTAGTGTTTTAATAAATGCAGGTTCTTTATAAATACCAAATGGTATATTTAACAAGTTATCTAACCATTGTTTCAATTTATAATATTCGGCATCTGTAGTATCCATTTGTTCTAGCATATTTAGTTTAGAAATAGCTATTTGTTTATGATATCCAGACAAAGGTGATTCTAGAATTGTGAATAGTGATGGTTTTATCTGTGTCTTTTGATTTTGATTTTGATTTTGATTTTGATTTTGATTTTTACAATTATATATTAATTCTAGAATGGTTTTGCGTTTGTCAGGATTGAGACTAATAAAATAATTTAGGCATATTTTAATTTGGTCTTGGTTATGTAATGTGTTATTTGATGTGTTATTTGATAGATTTGCTGATTGTTTATCAATTGCATAAATTGTAGAAACATATTCTAGAAACTGTTCTAAATCTTTTGAATCATTAGTATCCTTTACATATTTAGATTTATAATCTTCTAGAATAGTGGCAATAGTCTCTATTTTATTACGATTCATTTTATTTGATTCTGGTGATGATTGAAGTGATGATAAATAATCTTCGCTAGAATCTTCGCTAGAATCTTCGCTAGAATCTTCGCTAGAATCATAGCTAGCAGTACTACCAGATTTAAAATTATTTATAGTATCGTATAAGTCTTCAATACTAGAAGAATTTTCAGCATTAGAATCTTTTAAATCTCTAAAGCGTTCTTCTAGTTTTTTAAGGCGTGATTCTAGACGTGATTCTAGAGTCATAATGAAATACCTAGATTGCTAATTCTTATAATCTAGAAGAGATAAAGAAATCATAAAGAAAACATAAAGAAAACATAAAGAAAACATAACGCAAAAACAAATTGAAAATTGCCATACAAATGACGATTGTATAAACCTACCACACGGTATAGAGCATTTAACACTTGGAATAGCAGTTGATAACATTGAAGTATCTAATTTGCCATCTAGTATAAAACATTTGAAATTATTAAATATGAGTAATCAAATAAATCTTGATACTGTATAGTATCGCAAATGACATATAAATCTGGAACAATTTTTTCAGCTTTATACAGCCAATAAAAAATTGATTTAGTTTTTGTATTTTTTTGAATATAAAAATATAACCTAGTAATAAGAATTACTATATTCCAACCCCAATAATTAAAATAAAATTCTAGGGATGACAGCTAGAAACTTAGATGCCAATTATGAAGTTGGTTTTATTAATGGGGTACAATTTGGAGTTTATAGTCCAGAAACCATATTAAAAAAATCAGTAGTAAAAATTAATGTGGAAGCTCTCTATGATAGTAATGGAGAACCCCGTATTAATGGACTATTTGACCCTCGTATGGGTTATATTGAACCACGTTTGAAATGTAAGACGTGCGATCAAACTTATATTAACTGTCCGGGGCATTTTGGACATATTGAACTACCTAAGCCCCTATTTAACTTGCAATTTGAAGATGCAATTTTGAAGATACTCAAGTGTGTTTGTATCAAATGCAGTCGGCTATTGATAAATAAAGAGCATCAGATGTTTAAGAATATTATTACCGCAACCCGTGGAAATTATAAGGATCGCTTTGAAAAAATCTATAAGCAATGTAGCAAGGTTAAAACTTGTGGAGCAATAGATAAAAAAGGTGATAACCGGTATGACAATGGCGGATGTGGTGCTATTCAACCTAGCAAATATAACAATAAGCTACGTAAAGACTATACCATTTCCGCAGAATGGAAATATGAATCTGGGGAAAATCCAATTAATTTAATTCAAGAACTTAATGCTGATATTGTACTCGCTATATTCAAACGAATTACAGAGGACGATTCGCTAGTAATGGGTTTTAGTCCTAAATGGTGTTTGCCTAGCTGGTTAATTATTACGGTATTGCCGGTGGTACCGCCTAGTGTCCGTCCTAGTGTGCGGCAGTATAATAGCCAGCGCAGTGAGGATGATTTGACTAATAAGTATTATGATATTATAAAGTTTTGCCAGATGTTAGAAAATGAGCTAGGCAAAGGTGTTAATGTTCCGCCGGAAAGAATTAAAACATATACTGATACATTGCAACATAGTGTCATTACTTTATTCAATAATGAGATGAAGGATATTCCGGAAGCTCAAACTCGTGGTGGTCGCAAAATGAAAACGCTGCGTCAACGATTGAGTGGTAAGGAAGGTCGTATTCGTAATAATCTTATGGGTAAGCGTGTGGATTTTTCTGCCCGTTCCGTAATTAGTCCCGATGCAAATCTTACTATTGAAGAATTAGGAGTTCCGCTAGTTATTGCTATGAATTTGACTTTCCCGGAAACGGTAAATAAGCATAATATCACGCGACTCTATCAATATGTACGAAATGGTACACGAAAATATCCGGGTGCTAAGAGTATTAAAACTGTTCGAGATGGACGGGAACATATGATTCTAGATGATAAGGATACTAGTAAGTATGTGCTAGAAATGGGCGATGTTGTTAATCGTCATATGATTAATGGTGATACTATTTTATTCAATCGACAACCATCCCTACATAAAATGAGTATGATGGCACATAAAGCACGTATTATGGAAGGATACACTTTCCGACTGAATGTGGATGTATGTAAACCATATAATGCAGATTTCGATAAACTTGCTGTCGAAAACAGTGGCCGGGATACAAACCGTGTTAGCTGCTAGTAGTATTTTCACGCTTTAAATAACTAATTCTAACGCTCAAATATAAAACAGAATAAATAATTTAAAAAATTAATATCATAGTAAAATAACATTCATATATAAAAGTAAATAATATCAAAAAATGAGTGCAACACTACCAAATGATAGTATTAAGTCTCTGTATTACAAATATAGAGATTTAGATAATTTAAGGATACCAAAAGAACATGAAATTCCCAGATTCGTTGAAGAACAAGAACGTTATGTTGAAATTTATAAGATTACCAATACAGAAAACAATAAGATATATGTTGGTCAAACAGTGTCCCATATGTTGAATCATGGCAAATATCGGCGATATGGAAGTCAAAAACGCCTAGATAGCCATATTAGTGAAGCAATTAAGAATAATAAAGATAAGCAATGTCATTTCCTGAACAATGCAATTAGGAAATATGGTGCTGATAAATTTAATACTGAATTAATTGATATTTGCTTGTGGGAAGACCGTGATAAAATAGAGGCCGAATATATTGAAAAAATGGGTGCTATCTTTCCTAAGGGTTATAATCTAAAAGTGGGTGGAACCGTTTTCAAACATACAGATGAAAGTCGAAAACGGTTGGCACTTGCTACAGTCAAATCTCTAGACCAGAAAAAGCTTGAAAGATTCGATGATGTGGATTTACCTGATGGATTTGAAAGCCTTGATAATTATGACCAATATATACGTATTGCAAATCTTAATAAGAAAAAGAATTTGGTTGTATTGGCGATAGGAGATATTGAATTATCTTTTGGTAGTGTTAAACTTGATAATAATATATTAAAAAATCAAGCGTTAGAATTTATTAAAAAATTAATTAAATATAAGCGTGAAAATACTGCGAAACCTCTTGATGATCGGGAAACGCCTCACTCAAATGATAATTTTGCGGATAATAATGAACATATTGCAAGCAAGGATGAATATAAAATCGCAGAAGCGAATTATAATGTTATTTTAAGACAAAGAAAGGAAAAGAAGAAATTTAATCTTATTTGTATAAAATGTAATGTTCTAAAGACTAAAGAAGAATTTAGAAAACATTTACATATTTGCAGAGCTTGTGAAAGAGCTGCAAACAGAATACGCGAAGCTGCAAATAAGGAAAGATACAGAGCTAATGCCAAAGTAAAAGCACATGCTAAGAAAGCAGCTTTGGTAAAAGTTTCTAATAATTAATTCTTTGTCTTAACTCTATTGAATACGACCTTGCTTAATATATGTTTATCCGTAATTTTTGATGAGAGTAATAACTGATTTATTCATCGTTAGTTATTACGAGCCTTAGATACCATTCCTTATTGGAAACTTTAAGGAAGAACTCGGTTAATAACCGATCCCAATGGTAAACAATTCTAAGGATATGTGGCCTACCCGCAGCCTTATTCCCTAAGTTTGTTCTCTCTCTATGAAAATAGGGAGAGTGGTAGAATATGGGAAGGGTCCAGAGACTGAACGGAGGTTGCCGGAAAATGAAGCCCTAGCCAAGCTGATTCCGGTTAAGATACAGTCCAACCCCATAGTGAAAGCTATGGGTATCGTGCAAAATAGTAGTTCGTGAATTATATAATATTTGAGGTCTTAAAACCATTCAAAAAATAACGAACAAACTTAATAGTCTTTTACAGCCTAAACATTTTTGAATAAATGAAACTATAAAATAAAAATCAGTAGCTGTAAATGATAAGGAAATTTGCACGTAAAAGGGCGACGAGATGAACAAACACATGCCTCAATCTCTTCAGACGGTCGTTGAGTTGAAATACTTAGCGGCAGTTTCGAAGATGATTATTAGTCCAAGTGAGAATAAACCTATTATTCAACCAGCACAAGATAATTTGCTTGGGTTGTTTAAATTAACAGATGATAATGTATTCTTATCACAACAGGAATTTATGAATATGTTAGTAGGAATTGAAAAATTCAATGGTGTTATACCAGAACCTGCTATGAGTAAAGATAAAGTCCTTAAATGGACGGGTAAGCAACTTTATTCTATTATATTACCACCAATCACTTATTATCAAAAGACGAGTGAAAAGAATCCCCTTATAAAAGATTTGGTGATTGAAGAAGGTATTTTGAAACAGGGGCAAGTAGAAAAGGGTGCATCGAATAGTATCTTGCATCAAATCTATAATGATTATGGTCATAAGGAAGCTACGCGGTATCTTAATGATTTGCAACGTTTGGTAACCCGATATATGGTACGTAGTGGTTTCAGTGTCGGTATTTCAGATTTAATAGTGCCAAAAGAAGTTCGAAAGCATAATGAGGAATCTATCTTACAGAGCAAAAAAGATATTCTTGAACTCACTAAAAAGGTTCATTTGAATATTTTGGATAGTTCTATTAGTTCCAATGACCGATTGAATATTCTCTATGATACTATGATTGGTGGTATTACTAAGAAAACAGAAGAAGCTATTCGCAAATCTATTATGCAAAAAATGGATATGTCTAATCGTATCAAATATATAGTATCTAGTGGTTCTAAGGGTGCAGAGATTAATATTCAACAAATGATGTGCTTAGTGGGACCGCAATCTATTGATGGTAAACCTGATATTCCAAAGGGATTTACTGATCGCACGCTACCGCATTATCCACGATATGAATCTAGCGGAGAAGCCCGTGGATTTATTACTAGTAATTTCTTAAATGGTCTCAATCCGCAGGAATTCTTCTTCCATGCTATGGCTGGTCGTGAAGGTGTTATTGATACTGCTGTTAAAACCGCAAATTCTGGATATCTACAACGTAAGCTGGTAAAATGTATGGAGGATTTAAAAGTGGCGCATGATTTTAGTGTACGCGCTAGCAATAATGATATCGTGCAATTTTGCTATGGCTATGATGGATTTAATTCAGTGGATTTGGAAATTCAAAAGAAGTTCGATTTTATAAAGATTTCTCTAGAAAAGTTGCAAGACAAATATTATCTAGACCCCACCGATAAATATGATTATGTTTTAGCCAGTGAAATTGCCAAGATGAAAAAGATAGATGGATGGCGCGATAAAATGCTAGAATATAATAAGAGTCTCGAATCTTTAATTACTGAATTCCACAAGATATACAGTAAATTCAATAATAAGATTGATAATGCTAGTATTTACTATCCCGTTAATTTCAATCGGTTGATTCTAAATACAGTAAAACAATTTAAACTAGCAGATGTAGCAAAAGCAGATATCCATCCGCTTGAGATAATAGCCGAAGTCCAGGAACTTATTGAATTCACTCGTATTCATGGACAACGTAATATTGGATGTGAAGTCCTAATTTGGAATTACTTGGCACCTAAGATTCTCTTACGAGATAAGAAATTTAATCGTATGGCATTTATTCACATCGTAAATGCAATTAAAACACGTTGGAAATATTCTCTGGCAGAGGGTGGCGAAATGGTAGGACCACTCGCAGCCCAGAGTCTTGGAGAGAAGACTACACAAATGACTTTACATAGTGTCGATTGGGAAACTGATATTCTAATTGCTAAGAATGGAGATATAATTACGCCAAAGATTGGTGAGTTTATAGATTCATATTATAATGAATGCTTAGCCGATCCAGAAAGAAAAAAGAAGATTCAATATATTAATGATGGCAAGCAGATATATATACCGTTAGATGATGGTAATGATTGGCGTGCCTATTCTTGTGATGAAGATGGAAAGGTGATGTGGACTAAATTAGAAGCAATTACACGCCATCCGGTAGTAAATGAAGATGGTAGTGAAACTATTCTAGAAGTAGAACTCGAATGCGGTCGCATAGTAAAAGCAACTAAAGGCAAATCATTTCTAGTTTATAATGAAGCCCAAAACAAAGTTATTGAAATTAATGGCTCAGAATTACAAGTAGGTGATTTATTACCTATTTGTGAAGGGCTAGAGATGGATGATAGCTTTAATGAATATACGCATTTAGATTTGAAAGAATATTTATCACCAAAAAAATTTTTATACAGAGATGAATTTGATAAAGCAATACAAATTGCAAATAATAGTAATGATAAAAAATGGTTCAAAAATAATCAAGGTATTACATTTACTGTTCCCCATGGTGGCGGATTAACATTGGTTAAATCTAGTTTAAAAGATAAGACAAAATCAGGTTGTGTTTATCCTAAAAGTTTAAGATCTTGTCATACTCATATTCCTGCAAAGATTGAACTAAATGTTGAATTTGGATATTTTGTTGGTGCATATCTAGCAGATGGAATGGCAAATGAATATAGAATTATTGTTAGCAAACAATATCCAGAATTTATTGAGCCAATTAAACAATTAATGGGAAAATGGAGTATTGGATATAGATATGTAGAATCAAATAAGAAAGATATTACAGAAATAAAACAAGATGATAATGGAAATGAATATACTATTAAAAAACAATGGAAATCTTATGACCATATTTTCCAATCAACACTTTTAGCCGAAGTTATATGTAAAGTCTTTGGCAAAACCTGTGAGGATAAAGATTTACCATTATGGGCTATTCAAACTAATGAAGATTTCCAGCGGGGAATTATTAGTGGCTTTTTCAGTGGTGATGGTAGCGTTGCGCTTGATGGTAGAATTAATGCTACATCTATAAACAAAAATATGTTAAATACATTAGGATTAATTTTGAATAAATTTAATATTCCTTGGTCAATACATACCATAAAGCAAGATAGAGTATCATTTCCTAAGGCTAAAGAAAATTTATATAGTATTAATATCTATAAAAAATACAATAAAAAATTCAATCAACTATTTAATTTAACTGTACCTCATAAAAAAGAAAGACTTGAAAAATATATTAAAGAAGTAAATTGTTATGACAAGGTAAAGAAATTTAATAATATTATTCTAAAGAAAGTTCTTAAAATAAATGAGGTATTACCAACTTCTAAAATATATAACGGTGAAGAAAAACGATTTGTATATGATTTAACAGTAGAACATACTAAAAACTTTTGTACTAGTAATCTTCTTGTTTTAAGAGATACTTTCCACTTAAAGATTGGGTTTCACCGCCCATATGCTGAGTGGGATAGGCAGAGTGAAAAGCTTATTGCTGCCTAGTGGAAGATAGATAAGTTATCTTCTGCGACATACCTGGAACAGGGAAAGCCTCTTTTAAAAGCACGTATTATACCATCTTCTAGTGGGAAACCCTTGAAGAGAACCCGGGTAATGACCGGCTCCAATGGTAAAAACTAATATGTGTAGGCTAATCCTGTGGCGAGAAGCTAAGGATAATAACCATCAAAACCAAATATATAGAATTAAAGGTTATTGTCTATGTTTCCCCCTCAGAGATCGCTAAGGTATGGGTTCTTAGATGTTTTTAACGTCTAAGGGCTTAAGGTACGATCCAGCCCCTAGGATAGCAAACTAGTGGGATGCCACTGAGCTGGCGTTGGTGAAAAATCTGCAGTGACGCAAGGAGTACCGCGTCTTACTGAATTACTAAGTAATACAAAAAATCCTAAACAGCCTGAAGCTGTTATATATCTTGACACCGCTCATCGTTTCAATCGTGAGCTAGCAGAGAAAGTCAAGAATAATATAGAACTCAAGACAGTTCGTGATGTGCTTGAGTCATCTGCAATATATCTAGAGCCTAATAATGATTATGACAATGTTCTTCCAGAAGACCGCGAATTTATGGAAATCTATCGCGTGTTTAGTGAATTAGACCCTCAGGCGACTACTATACCGGAGAATCCGTGGGTTATCCGCTTAGAATTTGACCGCCGGAAGATTATTGATAATAAGATTACTATGGAAGACGTTAATCAAGTGTTGAAACTTGCATTCCCACAATCATCTATGATGTTTATGGATGATAATGCGGCTAAGCTCGTATTTCGTATGCGCATTTCATTCCAAAGCACTGCTGGACGAGTTGATGATGACTTGCAGTATTTAAAAGATAAAATTGAAGAAATTGGCAACGTCGTAATTAAAGGTGTTGATGGTATTAGCAAAGTTTATATGAATGAAGATGATTCTAAAATGCGACAAATTGTCGTGAAAGAAAATGGTAGTTTTATTGGCAAAGCGGAATACACCCTAGAGACTGATGGTACTAACTTATTTGAAATCCTTTGTCGTAAAGGCGTAGATTCTTCCCGTTGTTATTCCAATGACCCCAATGAAATGTATACTATCTTTGGGATTGAAGCTGCCCGATATCAGATTCAATCGCAACTAACAACATTATTCTTGGATACTAGTGTGGAGATGAGTCCTCGGCATTTTGATTTGCTATGTGATAAGATGTGCCAACACGGAGAGATTATGTCAGTCAGCCGACACGGTATTAAAAAAGAAAATATTGGCCCACTAGCAAAAGCTAGTTTCGAAGAGACGACAGACCAATTATTAGATGCCGCATTATTTGGAGCATATGATAATATTAAAGGTGTATCTAGCAATATTATGGTGGGACAGATACCTACGTGCGGTACTGGTGATTCAACACTCCTGCTAGATGAAGATCTACTAAATACTCAAGAAGAAGTACCACTAGAAGAAGAAGACGATACCGATATTGCCAAGTATTTCAAGTCAAGCGAATACTGTAATGCCGGTGAGGTGAAATTCTCTTTAGCAGATGTACGAACTAATACTGGAGAATTTGATAATTACGTCGATGTTATAGTCGAATAAGATATATCTTCCTTCATTAGATTATTTAATTGAATTTTATTCATTTATTTTTCTTTATTTTTCTTTGTTTTTCTTTATTTTTCTTTATTTTTCTTTATTTTTCTTTGTTTTTCTTTATTTTTCTTTATTTTTCTTTATTTTTCTTTGTTTTTCTTTGTTTTTCTTTATTTTTCTTTATTTTTCTTTGTTGTTGTTATTTAATAAAACAAAAAACCCTAAATTGGTAAGGGTAAACACAAATAACTTGCCGCTAGAGTGCTAGCTTAGGCCAAATGTGTGGTCGATCACCAAGGGGGAATATTGTCCGCCAGCCAGGTGATGTAGTTCTTCAAGATTGAAGTTGTAGCAGCTGTAATGCCGTAAGAGTCGCCGTGGTGGAGCACAAAGTAGGCGGGTGTAGGCACCTTTTCATCATGAGCAAAACGGGATAAATCCTCTTCGAACTTGATGTCAACGCCTTTGTTCGCAAGTTCGGCTTTCACGTAGGCAAAGGCACGGGCGGCAGCAGCATTCGCCTCCTTGATATTCTTCAGCAAGCTTCCAAACTTTTCAGTCAGCAAGCTTGCATGTTCGTCAGAGGATAGGTCTTCGGGGCACGACATAAATTCCTTGGTATAGGCTTTCAACGCGATTAAGTCGATCGCGGGTAGGCCTTCGAAGAGTTCAGGCGAAAGTTCTTTGCTCTCACCAACCAGGAGAAATAGGGAATATAGGATAGACCCGTTCCAGTTTGGCTTGCTCGAGGTGTTCTCATCGGCATTCATACAAACTCCATTGGAATGACTAACCGGAACAGGGTTAGGGTTCATTTTGTCAAGCAGTTGTTGCATAAAATTGCGTTTCAATTGATCAGACATTTCTTTAGCAAAGATGGCAATTAATAATGTATTAATTATAAAAATGTTATTTCAATTTTTGTTAAATTTTCTAAAAATATCCAAATTTAGTTATATAAAACATTATACATATTTAATTAGTATAATTATTCTAGAAATGTTAATTATAGATGCGCGTGAAAGTAAACTAATTGATTTAATTAAAACAAAATCACAATTTATAACATATCAGACAGCTAGTTTGCCTATAGGTGATATAATTATACGGCATACCGAAGGAGAAATTACCCTATTACCTAACGAGCCAGTGTTAGGTAATACCTTATTAACTAATGCGCCAGTGTTAGGTAATACCTTATTAACTAATGCGCCAGTGTTAGGTAATACATATGAAATTATTCTAGAGAGAAAATGTGTTATGGATATGATTGCTAGTATTAAAGATGGTAGATATAAAGAACAAAAAATAAGATTATTATCTGAAATAGTTTCTAGCAGTAATAAAGTTAAAATTGCATATTTGCTCGAAGGTTCTATTGATGAATTAAGATTACCACAGGATAAAACTATTCTTATAGGAAGTGTAATTAGTTCAACTTTTCGCGATAATATACCTATTTTACGTACTGCATCATTACAGGATACATTAGATTTTATCCAACGTTTACACGAAAGACTGATAAAAGACTATAAAGATTTTTTCCCTTGTTATAGAGAAAACCCAAACCCACCCATAAATTCAAACCCACACACCAATCCAAACCCAAATCCAAACCCACACACAAATACCACTATATCAAGTGATATTATACCAGCTGAAAAGCAAAATGAAAATTATTTATATTTACAATCTATTAAAAAAAATAAAAAGGATAATATGACCCCAGCTATGTGGAATTTGAATTGCTTATGTGGTATTCCCGGTGTTAGCTCTACTATTGCTATTAAGATTGCGGAAAGCTATCCATCAATACGTAGCTTATTAGATGCATATCAAGCTTGTACTGATATTGCTACTAGAGAAACCCTTCTAGCAGATATTATACTTACAGAAACAGATAGACAACGTCGCCGGATTGGTAATGTAATTAGTAAAAGGGTTTATGAATACTTTCAACTATCCTCATAATACATCTGTACCAATATCTGTATTTTTTAACTGCCTAGGATTTTTAATTTATTATGTTTTTCTAATCACAACTAAAACAATCTATAATTACAATCGTACACGAATAAAAAATAAAAAAAAACAAAAAATAATAAAAAAATAAGTACTTGTTAACTATTTACTTTCTAGCATCTATAACATCCTTTGGAATTAATCCTTCTAATTCCATACTACGAATCAATCGCGTCATTCCAATTCCCCCACCACTACGAGTAATGAAATTATGCGATAGGAACTCATCCATTTCACGATCAACACGATCACGTCCAAACTGATTATATAGAAGCTTTGCATACTTACCGCCTGAAATAGTATTAAACCGAGACCGCATATCATCCTTATCACAGCTACGTTCCGCACTTCCAATAGTCTCCATACCAGATAAAATAATATCAACCTTTTTAGCTTTGTTAATATTATCATAACGCTTCATATTCCAGAATGGCGATGTATATTCCGGAAAATTCTTTAGAAAGAATACAGGCATCTTACTATCCTTATATAATGACATTTCCTCCTTGCTAGTAATTTCGGGAACATTCATTCTTTTAGCAACATCTTCATAATTAGATTCCGGAAATTCATTACGGTTATTACCGCTATAACCAAGAAAAGAAAGCAATTCCTTTTCCATCTTTAGCATCTCGCAAAAATCACCCTTGAGTTCAAATTCAAACATTGGAAAGATAATTTCGTGGCGTCCAGGAATTGGATCCGGTTCATTACGATATGAAGTACTTACACAGAAATATCCAGGTGGCTTTGGATCTTTTAATAGTTCATATTCTAGCCACATCTGCCCTGTTTGTGGCAGCGGCCAATGCGATGCAGCATAATTGTAAATACTGATAGTACTAGGATCTTCACACGCTGCTAAAATACTAAGGCGATTTTGAGTATGCACTTCCACATACTTCTTGGAAAGAAAAAACTGCCTTAGACAATTTGCTACATAGCTAAATTTATGCGAATTGATAATAAGACTAGACATTCCTGTTTTGAAATATGAAATACCAAAAATAATGACCCTATTAATTATGAAAGATTATTTGTTTTTATATTGATAAATAATCTTAAATCTTCTTAAATATTCTTAAATCTTCTTAAATCTTCTTAAATATTCTTAAATCTTCTTAAATCTTCTTAAATATTCTTAAATCTTCTTAAATCTTCTTAAA